TGTGCTTCTCTGCCTATTCTAGCTTGCTCTTCTGCTGACTTTTGTGCAATGTCAGTAATCTTATTAAGTTCATCAATGCTCATACCAGCACCAATCAACTGACCACCTGTGCCTCCTAAGAAGCCACCTACAGCGCCTGTAAGGGTATCAAGGTTATCAAAAAAGCTCGGATTATAGTCCCCAGCATTATAATAGCCGTTACTCATTTATATTCTCTCTATGTCAATACTGTTGTTATCACGGAGGCTGCACCTGTTACCACAACAGTAACAACAAGCCAAGCCAGACGCTCCCACTTCAACGCATGGGCAGAAGCTAGTTCTTTAAGCTGCCGAAGTTCAGCAGTTGCTTCACCCCAGCGTTCACCACATTCTTTCTCATGTTGAGCTATCTTCTCTAGTGCTTCTAAAGCCAAGTCAAGTGTTTGCGTCTGGTCTTGCTTCATCAGTCTTTAGCCTTACCTACGTTTAGTGCAATCATGTCTAGTATCTTGTATGCCTTAGCAACTAGAGCATCGTCTTTAGGTGTATCAGTTGCTGCTGCAATAGCTGACGCTAGAGCAACTAGAGCAGTAACAATGTTAAAAGCATCAATTATGTAAGGCATTACCAAGGTACTCCATCAGCAGTTGTAGGATTCTTTTGTAGCTCAATGTTAGCTGTCAGTGATTCTTCAATTGCATCTTTGTCTAACTGCTCCCACACCCATCTAAGAACTGTGTCCTCAACAAGTACACCATAAGCAATAAACCCATCAGCGGATGCGTCAGGTGTAAAGCCTACAGTGCCATAGGAAGATGCAGAGTAATCTCCATCTACTTCAGATACTCTCCAGTGTGCAACAGTTACACCACCGTCTGCTGTGTTACGTTCAAGTTGTGCTATTGTCCATGTAGCCATTAGTTGTTCTCCTAGATTGCTGAAATGATGAAGGCGAGTAGTTCAGAATAGCGCACACCTAAGCGTGTACGTTCTTCACCAGTTTCTTCATCAGTCCATGTGTTACTCGTGAACATTGCGTAGCGTCCAGCGTCTAAGCCTTCTGCTTCAAATGCTGCTTGTAGGTCTTGTGCAATGATCCCGAAGTGAATACGAGCATCGTCACCATTCTCTGCCACTGATGACCTCCAGCGAAACTTCCTCAGCAAGCCTTTGGCTGCTACAGCTACACGCTGCTCTGCGTCTGACAGTGCTTCGATGTCCTGCTTTTCGTTACGGTCAGAGGTTTGAATAGTTCCGTTGGTGGCGTAGATGTCATCGAAACGAACAGATGATTGGCCCAAATCAATCGTATTGTCTCTGAGGCCATTCGTTGAAGGGTTGTATGGCATGATTGCGTCAAGACCAGCGGAAAAGTCTAGTCCTGTGTCGCCAGAGCCTATATTTAGGTCACCGCTTAGAGTACCAATACTACCTGAAGTTGTGCCGTCTTTGGTGAAGTTAAGCAACGAACCGTCAGATGTTTTGCGGTAGAGCTCTAGTGGCGTATCGCCATCTCTTGTAAATACATTGTAGCCATTAGCACGAAGCTCCTGTCCTACAACAGAAGAACCTGCGGAAGTCTTCCCCACCAAAAGATTCCCGCTTGAATCTATGCGCATACCTTCCGAGCCAGCGGTGTAAAACTTTAGACTATTGCTGGAGTCAAGCTCCATACCTGCGCCGCCGTAAGCACCTCCCGCAGTCAGATTGATACCTGCTGCTGAAGAGCCTTGTATCGCCAAAAATTTGTCAGCACCGTCTATTGCTGAAGGGCTGCTGGTGTTAATTCCAACACTACCTGCGCTCGTGATGCGTATATGTTCATTTTTACCAGTAGTACCATCATCACCAACGATTCCAAATTGCAACTCTCCAGTATTGTTAGACATATATCTAACTTTGTCTGCGTTGTTTGCATCTTGTAAAAGTACATAAGGCCCATTCGAAGAAATTGTCAATCCCGGCGCAGCATTCCCATCTAAAGTAATAGGCGAACTAGTCCCAATACCCACGCGATTGTTGGTCGCGTCAACCACCAAGGTTGTCGTGTCAACAGTCAATGCTGCGGCAGTCACTGTGCCAGTAAAGGTAGGACTAGCAAGAGGAGCTTTAGTATTCAACTGTGTCTGTACATTAGATGTAACACCATCGACGTAGTTTAGTTCAGCAGCAGTACTGGTTACTGTAACTCCATTAAGGGACAGTGCATCAGTTTCCAGAGTACCATCAACATCAACATTACCTGAGATGTCTAGTGTCTGAACAGTAGTTGTACCAGTTAACGCAGCGTTATTAGCGTTTGCTTTAGTTGCTGATGCAGTTGCAATGTTATTAAACTCTGTATCAATCTCAGAGCCTTTTACAATCTTAGCAGCGTTACCTGAAGGTAGAGAATCCTTTGCTGCAAAGTCAGTAGTTTTCGTATAGTTCGTCATTAGATTAATCTACCTATAAGTGCTTCAATGTTTACTTCTTGTATGGACAGTGCTCTTTCGTTAATTGTACAGTCCAAACCAATAGTGGCTACTCTGCCAGATCCGGTTGCTTTAGCTTTAGCTGTGTCAATAATAATTGTAGCACTGTATTCTGATGTGCTTACGTTGTACTCAGATAATCCGTACTCAGCGATACTAGCGTTGGCTACAGTTACAGCTTGCTTTGTGTATCCTTCAGTGTAGTTATATCCCCAGTTAACTGTTACTGGTGCGCCTTGACCACCAATAACTGTAAAGTTAATTTCTTTTAGAATCTTCAGTCTACTAGCGTCACCAAAAGACAACGGGTTAGTGTAGTAACGCATTGTGTAGGTATCAGTGTCATCTAAATATCCGTTGTACTTATTAATACCTTTGACAGACCCTAAGTACAGTGTACCGTCTGCTGCTCTATTACCACATAAAATCTTAGTGCTAGGCCATGTAGTCACACGGTTACTACCGTCCTCTAGTTTACCTCGCATATCAAAGCAGTAAACAATAGAGCTTGTGGGCAAGAACAGCAGATAGAAAGAATGCTCTGGACTGTAAACAGACTTAATGTTGTTAGTCTGCGTGTTGACAGTGAACATCATATCGTCACGTACATTCTTAGATACGTCACCAATAGGGTTAGATTTCTCTTGTATAACTCTGCCCAAGCTACGTACACCAGTGTCGGACAGGAAGATCAAGTCTGTACCTGTAGACTGCACTGTATCCCTAGCAATACAGCCAATGTTTGTAATAGCGTCTGCTAGTACCATACTAGATGGCGAGCTTGCACCAGAGTACAATAGAATACTACGCTTACCAAAGATAACTAAGAAGTCGTTAAACTCTGCTAAGGCTACAATCTCATCGTGTCCTGTAGGCCATACAGTTGTAACGTCTAAAGAACCTGAAGAACCCCCTGACCACGCATGTCCAGACAATAAGTCAGACCAGTACAACGTGTGCTTGTTACCAGTAACGTCAGCAGCCCACACACGACCAAAAGCTGCTAGAGCTTCATTGGCTTGCGGTGGTGTACCTGTAGCATGGCTATGGTCACTAAACTTCTCTAATACTCCACTGCCAGACTCATCAGTGTAGATAAGAGGCTCTTGTCCACGTTGAAAGAAATAAGCATGATTGTTAAAGTTTATAATCTTCCAGTTGTTTGCACTGACTGTGTAGCTGCCGGGAGTAACATCAGTTAATGTAGTCGTACCAGTAAACACTTTACTGTTACCAGTAGAAAAGACTACAATGTCACCACTTTGATCTACAAACTCAAAGACAGTCTCAATACCAAGGCTAGACCCTAGTGGCGTAGCACTGCTTGTGAGCTTATCTAAGCCCTGTCTAGCGCCAATACGTCCGTACTTATCTACTACCATGTTCTCAGCAATAGACGCAAAGGACGCATCCTGAGCAACAGGAGAGTCTTGTGTGTTGAGTCCCTTAAAACCGGGAGCAGCAATGTATATGTTCTGTCTTTCTTGAGCCATTATGGAACCGTGTAAATGAATTCTTCAGGGTTCTTGTAAGCATCCAATGCAACGGCATCAGACAAGTGCTTGTCAGCAATCAAGAAGTAATCCTGTGCTGTAGTGCCCCCAGTTTCCCCACGTTCTCTAGCCAACAAAGCTACAGCGTTGTGGACAATAGCGTTCTTAGGTAACACTGTAGTGTCTGCATCCCCAGACAGTTCAGCTTCCCTAGCAATCAGGTCAAAGCGCATGTTAAATACACCTGATGGCTTAGGGTACACTCTTACTTTAGTATCATTGTTACTGTCAATACCACTAAAGGTATATGAGTCAGGAGTGCCTGTAACTTCACCGGAGATATAGTAAGCGTTGTTAAACCAGTTAGGTGACTCATAACGCATAAAAAAGTTAGATGTGTCGTTGATGACACTGTACACTTTTACACGTTCTCCAGCATTTGTTAGGCTGTACTCTGTAGTGTCTGCTACAGTAGGAACCACAACAGTTGTCCGTAGTGCAGACCAATCATGTGAGTCTTCTACTACTTGCTTGGCATCATTAACAAAGTCACCTACCATCTTGCTGTAGGTGTTCTGTGATACACTGGATACTTCATCTTCCCGTAACCTACGTAGCACCTCGTTGACTATATTCAAATATGTGGTACTCATACTATATTCCTAAACATTCCTTGAGGTGCTGTGTATTGCGCTAGCGGTACTGTACGTGCTATTAATTGAGGAGCCTGATACTTCTTTTCAAATAGGAAATCTTCAAACAAACTTTCTGTAACACTCTTAGTAGGCTGGGGCTGAGATATTGCTAGTCCTATAGACGGGGATGGTATATCTAAATCAACTGAAGGTATATCTACGTCTACTGAAGGTAAGTCTACATCTGTAGATATTTCTAAAGAAGGAAGATCAGGAGCTTCTAAAGGCTCATATATAGACTCAGCAGCTTCCTTTATAACTTGCACAGGTTCATCAACAATTGCGCCTGCTGTTCTAACTACGTCTTCAGCAGTAGATCCTACTTTTCTAGCAACATCTTCAACTGCTTTAGGAGATGGAGTAGCTTTTGCTACTGCTTCTACAAACTTTTTAGGAGGCTGAAGTACAGTGTCATCTACAACAGATCCTACTGTTCTTAAAGTGTCTTCTACTTTTTTAAGTAACTCAGGTGTTTCAAATACTGCACTAAGACTTGGAAAGTCAGGTAAATTAGGAAGACCACTTAAAGACCCACCCTCTTTAACATAAGTTCCTAAACCTTTTAATAGAGCGTCATCAAGAGAAGCACCTTTCACTAATTCTTTCTCAGTCCTGACTAAACCTTCAACTAAATCATCTTGGTTTATGTTGTATTCTTTTGATAAAATCTTATCAGTTAAACCTGCTTTGTTAAGAGCTTCTGTAGTATACTCCTTTCCGTACTTACTAACTACAGCCAATGCAGGATCTCCTGAAGCAACTGCCGCAGCAAACTCTATGTTGTCAGCTACCGCTGTTGCTGTAGGTGTACCTGCAAGTTTAGTAGCGCCAGCAACTGCTCCTGCTGCTTCCATAAGACCTATGTCTCTACCTGACCCTGAAAGAACCTTAGCGCCAGTAAGCAACGCTGGGCCACCGGGAATAAACGAAGATAGAATACTGGCTACAGGACTTGACAATGCTTTTTGCAAATTAGAAGGTGTCTCAGGAATTACTCTAGTTCCATAGTCTCCTGCCCCAGAACCATAAAGACCTGTCTCTACATTGTAAGGAGTCTTTGTTAAACGCTCGTCGTAACCTGCTTCTTTCTTAGCTAGGTACTCTTGTTTATCCTTGCCTTCTAGCAAGTCAATAAGGTTAACCCCAGCAGGAGTATTTATGTAAACTTTTTCTCCAGATACAGGATCAACTTTGTATGGAGACAAGCCTTCTCTTGTATAGGTATCCATCCATGATTCAGCAACAGGCTCTTGTACAATCTCTTTGTAAGCTAAATCTCTAGTAGAACCTCCCATAGCTCTACCTCTACCGGGATCTACTTCACTGTACAAGTCTAACGCACGTTCAGCTACTTCTTCCTCAGACTCTCTAGCTAACTCATTAGCAGCATTACGCCAATCAGTAAACGGAGTGCGTGGGCCGAAGTCTTGATAACCGCTTGCTAGGCGGTCTAGCATTTCTTGGTTTAGACCTATGCTTCCTAAATCAATCTGCATGAGCTACTTATTTCCTTGTCTTCTCAAATGAGCGCATTGCACCTAAGCCTAACATGCCCATGAGGACAGGCATCATAGTTTCTAGCGGTACTAAGGGTATAACAATATCTATACCTGCTAGAGCCAATACAAAGTTAGAAAACGGAATTGTGATAAAGTTACCGAACATGCCTAATCCACATGTCCAGCCAATGAAGGGTCGCCATCCAGAAACAAATAAACTAGAGTGTCCTGCCTCTACTTTGTTTACTTCTAGCTGACCTTTAGCTAACTCTTGAGCATGACGCTCAGACATAGTAGCAATCTCATGAGCCAAAGCAT